AGTTGCTTTAATGAGAGTAGCTAATAATATAGATATAAAAGACGAAATCGAATGCGATAATGATGACCAAAAAACAGGAGTTGAGATTGTAATAGAAGCATGTAAATCACCTTTTAATAGAATCATGGAAAATGCAGGACTTAATCCTGAGGTTATATGGAACAAAATAGATTCTACAAATAAATCTTCAGGATTCGATGCAAGAACTGAAACTGTTGTTGATATGTTTGAAGCAGGTATTATTGACCCGGTAAAGGTAACTAGAGTAGCTTTAGAAAAAGCAGCATCTGTAGCAGGAACGATGTTAACTACAGAATGTTTAATTACTTCTATAAAAGAAGATAAAAACGAACCAGCAAATCCAATGGCTGGAATGGGGATATAAAATGGGAAAAGAAATAAAGTTGAACCAAAGAGGACCAGGACTTAACATGAATCAAGGAGCTCAAGCAAATCTAAATATAAATCCAAATGATTTAGATGATATAGTTTGTGAGAAATGTGGCTGTCAAACATTTGTACAGGCATTTTTATTCAAAAAATTATCTGCAGTAATGTCACCTACTGGACGAGATACATTAGTACCTCTTCAGACATACAAATGTAGTGACTGTGGTCATATGAATTCTGATTTTTTACCTAAGCAACCTCAAGAAAAATAATGTCTGAAAATGTAAAGCATCCAAAACATTACACAAAAGGAATTGAAATGTGGGATTATGCATATTCTCAAGGTTTGGATTTTTTTGAAGGAAATGTAATTAAGTATGTAACACGATGGCGCCACAAAAACGGTATTGAAGATTTGTTAAAAGCAAAACAATACTTAGATAAACTTATAGAAAATAATACAAAAAAAGTTGCAAAATAATTTTTTTATCTCGGAAATTTTGCGTATATTAGTAGTATAATAATGACAATAAAAACACCAAAAGATTTGGCAATACAAGCAAGAAAGCAAGGCAAGACAACAATATCTTATAGTCAATTAAATATGTATAAAAGTTGTCCTCTGCAATGGAAGCTTGCATATTTAGACAAAATACGAGATTTTGAACCTAATATGTTTTTGGTTTTTGGTACTGCAATGCACGAGGTACTTCAAAAATATATACATATAATGTATAATGATTCTATAGTATCAGCTGATAAACTAGATTTACACAAGATGTTATCAGATAATATGTCAGCAGAATATACGTTACGTGTAAAGGAGTTTGACGGCAAGCATTTTAGCTGCAAGGAAGAAATGGAAGAATTTTATTTAGACGGTATAGAAATATTAGACTATTTCAAAAGAAAGCGTGGAGCATATTTTTCTAAAAAAAATACAGAATTGGTAGGTATAGAAATGCCTATATTACATGAGGTAGAAAACAACGACAAGTTAATGGTTATGGGCTTTGCAGATTTGGTTCTAAAGGAAGGTGACAGATTAAAAATTATAGATATTAAAACATCTATTTATGGTTGGAAACCTAAAAAGAAAAAAGCAGAAGGTGACCAATTAAGATTATATAAAAGATATTTTTCAAAACAATATGATGTTGATGAAAGTCTTATAGATTTGGAATACTTTATTGTAAAACGTAAACTATATAAGAATTTAGATTTTCCTCAAAGGCGAATACAAACATATTTACCTCCTGCAGGAAAGCCTTCTATGAATAAAACAACAAAGTTATTAAACGAGTTTATTTCAAATGCATTTACAAAAGATGGTAAACGAAATAAAGAAGGTAATTATCCAGCTTATAAAACAGGTTGTACATACTGTCCTTTCAAAACTAGACATGATTTATGCCCACCTAAAAATAGAGTTGCAGTATGAAAATTGCAATAATTGGAAGTAGAGAATATCAAAATTTTAGAAAAGTTAAAGATACAATATTTTCTTTAATGCAAAAATTTAATGATTTAACAATTGTTTCAGGAGGCTGTGAAAATGGTGCAGATAAGTATGCAAAAAAGTATGCAATAGAGCTAGGTTGCAATTATATTGAATTCAATCCAGCACATACACCTAAAAACCTCTATTCAGCATTATCAGAAAATTACTACGGGAAAAAATATGCCCCTAAGAACTTTTTTCATAGAAATAAAATGATTGTATCATATTCAGATTATATAATAGCTTTTATACCAAATGGAGCAGCATCAAAAGGAGCGGAGCATACAATTAAAGAGGCAAAAAAAATAAATAAAAAAGTCGTAATTATTTCGTAATAAAAATATATAAGTATATATTTATATATTGAACAGGAGAATTAGTTATGGCAAAACAAAAATTAACATCAGTTAAAGTTGACGAAGATTCTTGGAATAATTTTAAGAAAATGTCAATTGACGAAAAAATTACATTTCGACAGTTAGTACATGTATCGATCGACGAATTTATTAACAATAAAAGT